CTTATACCCTACACGGGATAACTTAACTGATATCCCTTTTAACGGATAAACGGAGCCAATAATGGCAAAGCTCACAGACAAACAAGAGCTGTTTGCCCGTGAGTACCTGAAAGATTTAAACGCCACTCAGGCAGCTATCAGGGCGGGTTACAGCGAGAAAACTGCTCGCGCCACTGGTAGCGAGAACCTGTCAAAACCTGACATAGCAGATCGCATTGCTGAGCTAAAGGCTGAACGCAATGAAGAGGTAGGTATAGACGCTGCCTATGTATTGCGACGGCTGACTGAAATCGATCAGATGGACGTGCTTGACATTCTGCTTGCCAATGGCGAACTGAAGCCGATTAAAGACTGGCCTAAGGTGTGGCGTACAACGCTATCAGGAATGGATGTCGTCGAGATGGCATCAGCAGATAGTGCTGCTCTCCTGAAGAAAATCAAATGGCCTGATAAGGTTAAAAACCTTGAGTTGCTCGGGCGTCATGTTTCTGTTCAGGCGTTTAAAGACAATGTCAAAAATGAAGTGACTGGTGCTGACGGAGGACCAGTCAGAACAGAAATTACCAACTTAACGCCGGAGCAGGCTGCAGAAGCGTATAAAAAAATGATGGGCTAAGTATGCCGTTACCATTCCCCTTCGATTTTAAACATCCTGATTACCAGATGGTTTTTGAATGGCGGATGGAACGCCTACAACGCATTCGCCAGAATCCTGAAATATTGCCTGCACTAAAACAGTTTTACCGAACCAATCCGGCTCAGTTCATCATCGACTGGGGCATGACAACGGACCCGCGTAATATTGATTATGGCCTGCCGGTGACCATTCCGTTTTTACTCTTCCCTAAGCAGGAGGAGTGGATCCACTGGATTATGGAACGCTGGGGCAATCGGGAGAATGGTATTACCGAAAAATCCCGTGAAATGGGGCTCAGTTGGACCGCGATCGGACTGGCCTGCTCGCTTTGTCTCTTCAACAAAGAAATGGTTATCGGTTTCGGCTCCCGTAAAGAGGAATACGTCGACAGCACCGGTGACCCGAAAGCATTGTTCTGGAAGGCGCGCAAGTTCGTGGAAACGCTGCCCGTCGAGTTTCGCGGTTCGTGGAGCGAGAAGAAGCACGCGCCATATATGCGTGTTGAGTTTCCTGAAACTGGTGCCGTTATCAAAGGTGAGGCTGGCGATAATATTGGTCGTGGTGACCGTACCACGCTTTATCTGGTTGATGAGTCTGCATTCCTTCAGCGTCCTCTGCTGATTGATGCGGCGCTGTCGCAAACCACTCGCTGCCGTATTGACCTGAGCTCGGTTAATGGCATGGCGAACCCGTTCGCGCAGAAGCGCCACGGCGGAAAAATACCAGTATTCACGTTCCACTGGCGGGATGACCCGCGCAAGGATGAAGAGTGGTATCGCAGGGAGTGCGAGAAAATCGACAATCCGGTGGTGGTGGCGCAGGAACTTGACCTGAACTACAGCGCATCTGCGGAAGGCGTCCTGATCCCGTCCGACTGGGTACAGGCTGCCGTCGACGCGCATATCAAACTTGGTATTCAGCCAACGGGCAAGCGACTTGGCGCGATGGACGTCGCCGACGAAGGCCGGGACAAAAATGCCTTTTCGACCCGTCACGGCTTCCTTCTGGAGAACGTGCGTGAATGGTCCGGCGTGGGCAGCGACATTTACCAGTCCGTTGAGAAGGTCTTCGGCTTTTGCGAACAGGACAACCTCGAAGAGTTTCGCTTCGACGAGGACGGCCTGGGTGCTGGCGTTCGCGGCGATGCGCGCGCCATCAACGAACTGCGTAACGCTGCGCGCCGACCGTCAATACTCGCCACACCGTTTCGTGGTAGCGGCGCGGTATTTGATCCGGACGATGAAGCGGTGCGCGGGGACAACGGACAGGCCGCACGCCTGAACAAGGACTTCTTCGCCAACGCCAAGGCCCAGAGCTGGTGGTGGCTACGCAAGCTTTTCCAGAACACCTATCGCGCCGTGGTTGAGGGCATGGCCTACAATCCGGACGAAATCATCTCAATCAGCAGCGCTATGGCGAGCAAAGACAAACTCATCATCGAGCTGTCGCAGCCGACCTACTCCATTAACGGCGTGGGGAAAATCGTTGTTGATAAACAGCCTGACGGCACCAAGTCGCCGAACCTCGCCGACTCGGTGATGATCAGCTACGCGCCAATGAATTCAGCTCTGAACATCTGGGAGCTGCTAGGGAGACAGGCCTGATGGCACGAAACAAGCAATCCTCTCAGCGAACGGCACAGCCCACCGCTGACGGCTACGAGAACTTCGTCGCCCGCGTTGGGATGCAGACGCCTAACCAGCATTCAGCATCGACCTACCGGGCGAACTCCACCAGCCGCAACCGCATGCTGGTGGAATGGTCATATCGCGGTTCGTGGGTTATCGGTGAAGCGGTCGACGCTATCCCGGACGATATGACCCGAAAGGGCATTCGCATCACTTCGGAGATTGACGCCAAAGACCGTGGCACCCTCGAAGCGCAACTGGATGAGTTGCAGATCTGGGATGCGCTGAACGACGTGCTGAAATGGTCGCGCCTCTACGGCGGCGCGGTCGGCTTCATCATGATCGAGGGGCAAGCACCAATGACCCCGCTGCGACTCGAAACCATTGGCGAGGGCAAGTTTAAGGGCATTCTCCCGCTCGACCGCTGGATGATTAACCCGGTGCTGACACGCCGCATTAAAGAGATGGGGCCGGACCTCGGCAAGCCTGAGTTTTACGACGTGGTGACCACCGCAACGGGCATTCCGGCCTGGCGCATCCATCACAGCCGCCTGATCCGCTTTGATGGCGTCACGCTGCCATTCCAGCAGAAGATGACCGAAAACGAATGGGGAATGTCGGTTGTAGAGCGTATCTGGGATCGGCTTACTGCGTTCGATAGCGCTACTGTCGGCGCGGCGCAGCTGGTCTATAAAGCGCATCTGCGTACCTATAGCGTGGAGAAGTTGCGCGAGCTTATCGCGCTTGGAGGCCCGGCGTTCGAAGCGTTGCTGAAGAACATCGACCTGATCCGCCAGTTCCAGAGCAATGAAGGTATGACGCTCATGGACTCGCGGGATAAGTTCGAAACCCACCAGTACAGCTTTAGTGGTCTGGATGACATTCTTTCGCAGTTTGCTGAGCAGATCAGCGGTGCCGTTGGTATCCCGCTGGTACGCCTGTTCGGTCAATCCCCGAAAGGCTTCTCTACTGGTGATGCAGACCTCGCCAACTATTACGACCGGGTGAGCTCATTGCAGGAGCGCCGCTTACGACTGCCGATGCGCCGGATACTGGACATTATGCACCGCTCGGAACTCGGAAAGCCGCTGCCGGACGATTTCACGTTTGAGTTTAACCCGCTATGGCAAATGTCAGACGTTGACCGATCAACGGTAGCCGTAAACACCACCAACGCGATCAGTACCGCGCTGGGCGACGGATTGATGACGCGTAAGGCGGCGATGACCGACCTGCGCGAAAACTCTGACGTCACCGGCATCGGGGCATCCATTACCGACGAGGATATCGAGAATGCCGAAGACGAAGCGCCGCCAGGCATCGGCGAACTTGGCGACAAACCGCCAGAGCCGCCAGGCGGAGATCCGATATCGAACGAGCCTACGGCAGATAGCGCGGGCGGTCGGGGATATCGTAAATGGTCGCTACGATGGTTCAAACGATAGCGTCACCGAAATAATGGATGCGCTGGAGCGCTACAGCGAAATCATCACCCCCTGGGCGACTAAGGTTGCTGAGAGCTTCACCGCCGACATTGCGCGCCAGAATGAAAAGCAGTGGCGTCAGCACAGTCGGAACATCAGCGCAGAACTACGCAACATGGTCGACCGCGCCCCGGTAGGCCAGGTGATGAAATCCATCGTCGCCGAGCAAATTAAGTACATCAAATCTCTGCCTCTTGAGGCCGCCGATCGGGTGTATGACATTCAGAACAAGGCCATCGAGGCTGTAGTAACTGGTGGCCGCGCTGAGCCATTCGCGAAAGAGATAGCTGCTTCCGGTGACGTGTCACGCTCACGAGCGAACCTTATCGCCCGGACTGAGCTTGGGCGCGCAACCGGTGCATTGGATCAGGCGCGTGCGCTGTCAATCGGCTCGAATGGTTATATCTGGCGTACAGCCGAAGATGGCGACGTCCGGCATTCTCATCGGGAGATGGAAGGTAAGTTTGTCGAATGGGGCCGACCTCCAACGCTTGACGGTATGACCGGTCACGCTGGTGAGCTGCCGAACTGCCGCTGTTACAAAGAAATCGTCTTCCCCAACCCTCATTCTTATCTCGCCTGAATCGCAGGTAAACCATGAAATATTTTTTCAATACCCGGCTGGGGGAAACCCGCTATCAGCTGGCTGACGGCTCGCTGTTGTGTAAAGACGTGCCGATAGGTCGAACGGGTAAGCAGCTCTACGGCGCTGCCGATCTGCCAAACCTCAAACCCGACAAGCTCGGTGAGATAGTCGTAACGCGTTCTCCTGAGCAGGTATTCCATCCGGCCACGCTCGCCTCATTCGAAGGGATGAGCATCACGATCCTGCATCCTGAAGATGAAAACGGGAATGTGCGGCTGGTAAATCCCGAGAACTGGAAAGAGCTTGCGGTCGGGCATCTTCAGAACGTTCGGCGCGGGACTGGTGACCAGTCTGATTTGATGCTGGCAGACCTTATCGTCAAAGACGAAAGCGCCATTCAGCTTATCGAAGATGGTCTGCGCGAAGTGTCGTGCGGCTATGACGCGGAGTACGAGCAGACCGAGCCAGGTAAAGCCGAGCAGGTCGATATTACCGGAAACCATGTGGCTCTTGTCCCTAAAGGCAGAGCCGGAAATCGTTGTGCAATTGGAGACAGAGACACAATGGCAAATCAAAAGAAAAGCTGGTGGACCCGCATGCGCACGGCCATCAAAACGGGTGATGCTGACACCATGAACGAACTGCTGGACTCTGCGCCAGCGGCGGTAACGGGTGACGAAGGGGATCTGCCGAGCGGCGTTAACCTCAACATTAACCTTTCACCGCAGCAACCATTGCCGGACAAAAAGCCGGAAATGGGCGGAGATCCAACCGGCGACGGCGAGGACGATATCAAAACCTTGCTCAAAGCCCTGCTGGCTAAGCTCGAAGGAACTGCGACGGGCGATAACGACAATAAGCCTGACGAAAAAGACAAAAAAGATCCGACCGGCGACGGCGAGGACGACGAAGAGGAAACCACGATTACCGGTGACTCTGCCTATCGTGCCGAGGTTATCGTCCCGGGTATCGATCTGAGCCGTAAGGTGAAACCGACCGCGTTCAAACGTGATGTGCTGGCTGCCGCTGACAAAACACTGGTTCGCCAGGTTGTCGGTGATGCGGATATCCGCAAATTGCCCAAGCAATCGGTAGATATGGCGTTTAACGCCGTGTCAGAGATTGCCAAAGGGCGAAACACCCGCAGCACCACGGGCGATGCACAACGTCCAAATATGGGCATGACCAGCATCGCTTCCCTGAACAAACAAAACGCCGACTTCTGGTCTAACCGCAAAGGATAATCCAATGACTGCATATCTGTACCGGATGCCTGTTGGCATTGCCGGGGCTATCTCTCGCCCGCAGGACTTAACCGTCGAACCGGTGATCCTTAAATCCGCTAACGCCTTCGCTGCCTATGGTCTGGCTGGCAAATATGACGCTGACGGCTTTTTCGTGCCGCTGGCGGACGGTGACACCGCCGACAAGGTGAAGGGGATCTACGTTCGTCCGTATCCGACCACATCGCAGCCAGACATGGTTCGCCAGGTGGGGACGGATAAGAACTTCCCGGGTGACGCCATGAAGCGTGGCTACATGACCGTTAATCTCGGTTCTGATTTTGATGCCAGCACCATCAAAAAAGGCGACCCGGTATACGTTGTCGTCTCCACTGATGAATCCATCAAAGTGCCGCTGGGCGGCTTCATGTCCACGTCCGTCAGTGGCAAAAACGTGGCGCTGACCAACGCCGAATTCACAGGGGCCGGTGACGCTAACGGCAATGCAGAAATCTCCTGGAAGATTTAAGGAACAGACGAATGATTACTTTTGATCAGGCAACCGTTGATAGCTCTGGTGCCTTTCTCATCGGGGAGCTGGAGCGACTCGACCAGACGCTGAACCTGCCGCTGGTGGGTTATACCTGGACCCGAGATATTCAGCTGCGTGAAGACGTTTCTATCGCAGATGACATTTCCAGCTGGACTAACACCAGCTTTGGCGCTGCGGGTACTGGCGCAAATCCGAACGGTAAAAACTGGGTAGGTAAAGACTCCACTGCTATTGCTGGCGTGAACGTTGATATCGGCAAAGACGGCAATCCGCTGAACCTCTGGGGTATGGAACTGGGCTGGACCGTTGTAGAGCTGGCAGCAGCTCAGCAGGTAGGTCGCCCGATTGATACCCAGAAGTACGACGGGATGCAGCTCAAATGGCAGATGGACAACGACGAGCAGGTTTACATTGGCGATGATGCGCTCGGCCTGAAAGGGCTGGCAAACCTTGTCGGTGTGACGCTGAACAATGCGCCGAAGACCTGGGCGAACTCCACCAACGACGAGATTCTCGATAGCGTGAACAGCATTCTGTCGAATGCCTGGGCAGCATCCGGTTATTCCGTCGTGCCTTCTGATCTGCGCATTCCGCCAGAGCAGTATTCACTGCTGGCGAGCCGTAAGGTTTCCGAAGCGGGTAACCAGTCGCTGCTGACCTATCTGGCCGTGAACACTATCGCTTTCCACCAGAACGGCGTTCCGCTGGAAATCAAAGCGGTCAAATGGCTGAAAGGGCGCGGGGTTGGCGGTAAAGACCGTATGGTCGCCTACACCAACGACAAAAAATACGTGCGCTATCCGCTGGTGCCGTTGCAGAGCGTTCCTGTCCAGTATCGCGGTCTGTACCAGATTGCGACCTACTACGGCAAGCTCGGTGCGGTTGAGCCAGTGTACAAAGAAACCCTGTCCTACGTGGACGGTATCTGATAACCAGAACGGCCCCGAAAGGGGCCAGAAGGGAACTGAAAATGGCGAAAGAAAAGCTGGTTACCATCCATGTTCACACCCCGTTTACGCTGACGCTCGGCGATCAGTCAAAAAGGGAGTTTGGCCGGGGACGGCATAACGTACCGGAAGAGGTCGCGTCGCACTGGTTCACCCAGGCGCACTCCGAGCTTTCCGAAAGCGTGATTAGCGACACCGATGATCTGCAACCCATTATCGACAGCCTGCAAGCTCAGATTGCCGACAAAGATAAGCAGATTATCGATAAAGATCAGTTGATTGCCGATCTGCGAGAAGCGCTGCTCAAGCTGCAAGAGCAGAACGACAGCCTGCAAGCGCAGATTGCTGCCGCCCAGACTGGCGGTAATGGGGCGAAAGATGCCAAAGAATCAAAGCCTGCCAACAGTAAGTGATTTTCGGCGCGACTTTCCACAGTTTGCTGACCCTGCCAAATATCCCGAAGCACAAATCCAGTTTCGTCTGAATCTGGCTGATGTGCTGCTGAGCGAAAACGTCACCGGCAAAGAGTTGTTTCCGTACTTTGTCGAGTTGTTCGTGGCTCACTACATGACGCTCTGGGCGGCAGATAGCCGGGCAATGCTCGTCGGCGGCCCGGGTGGCTCAACCAATGGTGTTCAGTCCTCCAAGTCCGTTGACAAGGTAAGCGTCAGCTATGACACCAGCGCGACGCTAAACCCTGACGCAGGCTTCTGGAATAACACCCGATATGGCGCTGAATTTTATCAGCTGATCACGATGTTCGGTGCGGGCGGTCGCCAGCTATGAGTTTCAAAAGTGGTGTAACAACGAGGGTTGATAACGCTCAGGCCATTCTGGATGCGCTCCGGTCGCTAACCAAAAAGGATGTGCTGGTCGGCATTCCTGAAGAAGACAGCGAGCGTGAGGATGTTCCATTTGGTAATGCCGGGATCGGCTATGTCAACGAATACGGTTCACCAGCGCAAAACATACCCCCACGCCCGCACCTGATCCCCGGAGTTAAGTCTGTCGAAGCTCAGACAGTGCCAGCGTTGAAGGTAGCGGCTCAGGCCGCACTTGAGGGTAAAGGTTCTGCGGCAATGAGCGCACTAAACCAAGCAGGAAGGCTGGCTGTTCAGGGGGTTCATCGTTTTATCAAAGCTGCCGATTTTACTCCGCTTGCCGATAGCACTGTTGAAGCGCGCGCACGTCGCAAACGGAAGGGAGCAAAAGCTGAACTTGCACGACGTGCTTCTGGTGAATCTCCAGGCACCGCTTTGGCTAAGCCTCTTTACGATACAGGTAAATATCTTGCCGCGATAACCCATGTAGTGAGGGATAAAGATGCCGAATCTTGATGTAACAGACGTGCTTTTTGACCCCGATTTTTGTGACTTCAACCTGTGGGTAACGCGTCGCGCGCAAACGGTGGACGATGACGGGATCGGCAGTGACAGCGAAGTTAAAACTCAGTTTGCCGGGGTTGTTACTGTTGACCGCTCTCTGGAAAACCGCCGCATGCAGGCCGGGCAGGTTATCAGTGGCGCGATTCTCATCGTGACGACTGAGCGGCTGACGCAAGGGCAGACTGGCCGTGATGCCGATATCGTGACGTATCAGAACCGTGATTACCGCGTGACATTCGTCGACCCGTACACGGCTTACGGTGCTGGCTTTGTCCAGGCACATTGCGAACTGTTGCCGTTTGATGGGGGAACTCCCGTTGAGCAATAACACCAGCACAGAGCGCGGCTGGCTGATACCAACCAGCGGCGATCCGGATTATGACGAATCGCTCGACAGGCTGTTAAGCCAGTGGATGCGCAACGTTTCCGGCTTGCCGGCTGGGATGGTTCGCCCGCGCTGGCAGAAAGATCAGCCGCCACTGCTACCCGTTGAAACGAACTGGTGCGCGTTCGGCGTTACCGGATGGCCCATTGATAACAGTCCTGCATTCACCAATCAGACCGACGAGGGCGCTCAACTCTGGCGGCATGAAACGTTCGAGTGCATGGCGTCGTTCTATGGCCCGGCTGGTATGTCTTATGCGTCCCGTTTTCGCGATGGCATATCTGTCCCGCAAAACAATGCTGAGCTGAACGCGCTTGGTTTGTCTTTGGGCGACTATACCGGTCTGACCCCTTTCCCCGAACTTATCAACCAGCAATGGGTTCGCCGCTACGACATGACGGTGCGCCTGCGCCGGAAGGTTGTGCGCGAGTACGGCATTAAATCGCTGGTGGAAGCGCCAGTCACCTTTTTTGGAGAATAAACTATGCCTAACGGCTTATCTGTTCAGCGCGTCGTAAACGTGCAGGTCACGCTCGCCGTTCGCGCGGCGCTCGGGCGTAATTTTGGCGCGCTGCTGGTGCTTGGCACCTCAACCGTCATTACGGCACCAGAAGTCATGCGCCTTTATCAGGACATTGAAAGCGTCGCCACCGACTTTGGCACGAGTGCCGAAGAATACAAAGCAGCAAACCTGTATTTCCAGCAATCGCCGCAGCCGCGTGATCTGTATATCGGCAAACTGGACCGCACCTCGACACCTGCCACCGCTGGCAAGCTTATCGGGGCAGTGCTTTCAAGTTCAGAGCAGACGCTGGCTAACTTTACCGCTGTGACAGCTGGCGCTCTGAAACTATCAATCAACGGCACTGTATCAACGATCACCGGTATTAACCTGTCTGCCGCTTCCAACCTGGCTGGCGTGGCAACTGCCATCACCGCCAAACTGACCGGCGCTATGGTCTCCTGGGTGCCTGGCTCCAGCCAGTTTGTCATTACGTCTGGTACGACCGGCGCAAAGTCAGCGATCGGTATTCCAACGGCGGCCGGAACGGGTACTGACCTGGCTCCACTACTGGGCATTGATTCAGCACACAACCCCACGGTGGTAAACGGCCAGGCGGCGTCCTCTTCAGTTCTCCCGTCGGTCACTACCGCCCTGAACTACTCCGCCGACTGGTATGGCCTGGTAATTGCCGACACGGCGATGACAGATCAGGACCATATCGATGTTTCCGCGCTGATTGGCTCTGCAAGTGACTCCCGCGTGTATGGTGTAACCACTTCCGCATCGGCGGTTCTGGATGCAACCAGTACCACGGATATTGCCTACAAGCTGAAAGCGGCGGGTTACGGTCGTACATTCTGTCAGTACAGCAATGTTCCTTATGCAGCTGCTTCAGCGTTCGGACGTGCGTTCACCGTGAATTTCCTGGGGAATAACACCACTATCACGCTGAAGTTTAAGCAGGAGCCGGGTATTACCGCCGAGACAATCACTGCGCAGCAGGCCAACACGCTGAAGGCCAAGAACTGTAACGTGTTTGTGCGCTACGCCAACGATACCGCCATCATTCAGGAAGGCGTGATGTCCAATGGCGACTTCTTCGACGAGCGCCATGGTCTCGACTGGTTGCAGAACTACGTTCAGACCAACCTCTATAACCTGCTTTACACCAGCACCACCAAAATTCCGCAGACTGATGCCGGTGTGACCCGTCTGCTTTCCAACGTTGAACAGTCCATGGATCAGTCCGTCAAGAATGGTCTGGTAGCGGCTGGCGTGTGGAATGGTGGCCCTATCGGGCAACTGAATTCCGGCGATACGCTGACTAAAGGTTATTACGTGTATGCGCAACCTCTGTCCGAACAGGCGCAGGCCGACCGAGAAGCTCGCAAAGCACCGTTAATCCAGGTGGCCTGTAAGCTGGCTGGCGCAGTTCATTATGCCGATGTGCAGATCAACGTGGTTCGCTAAGGAGCGATAAATGTCAACTTATTCTTTTCTCGATGTAACCGCGTCGCTCACCGGTCCGACCGGTGTTATTGATCTGGGTCAGGGTTCTGCGAACTCTGAGGAAGGTATCACCGTAGCTATGGGCGGCAACAAGAACACCATGACCATCGGTGCCGATGGCGAAGTGATGCACAGCCTGCACGCCGATAAGTCAGGCACCATTACGGTGACGCTGCTGAAAACCTCCCCCGTGAACAAGAAGCTGTCTCTGGCGTATAACGCGCAAAGCCAGTCCTCTGCCACCTGGGGAAATAACGTGATCGTCATTCGCAACACGGCATCGGGTGATATTTCTACTGCGCGTTCGTGTGCATTCCAGAAACAGCCTGATTTCAATAACGCCAAAGAGGGCGGAACTGTTGCCTGGGTATTCGATTGCGGCAAGATTGACCAGCTTCTCGGGGAGTTTTAACGCATGGAATTCGAAATTAAAGGCGTGAAATATCGCACCGCAAAGCTCAGCGTTTTCGAACAGCTGAAGGTGTCCCGCAAGCTGTTGCCGGTTCTGGCCGGGATGGTTTCGGACTTCCGGAGCGTTCAGGAGAAGATCAGCAGCAAAGACACCGAAGGCGCTATGGCTACCATCCTGCCAAAGATTGCCAATGCTGTGTCCGATCTGAGTGATGGCGACGTGGACGCTATCCTGTTCCCCTGTCTTTCCGTTGTTTCACGCGAGCACATGAAAGGCTGGGTGCCGGTCTGCCAGCATGGCGAAATGGCGTTTGACGATATCGACCTGCTTACCATGCTGCAACTGGTGGCGCGGGTGGTCGCCGACTCGCTGGGAAATTTTTTGCAAGGACTCCCTACCAGCGAGACGCCCACCCCGCCAGCGGAATAACCTTCAACAGCCTGCCGGGCGGTGAAGACTTTATTCTTCGTCCGGCGCTTGCCTTCCATATTGACCAGAAAGACCTTAACAGCGGTGCGGTAGACCTCTGCCGTATCGCGCTTCTCAATGACTACCTCGACATGCGCGAGGATAACGACGCCCGGGTAGATAAATGGAGAGCGGCCAATGAGCGGTAACGCAGATACGATTAAAGATTTCCTTGTTTCGCTGGGATTCGATATCGATCAGGCTGGCGCTAATAAGTTTGAAGCCGTGCTGAAAGGCGTTACCGCAAACGTTCTGAAGGTCGGCGCGGTGGTGGAAGGCGCAGCGCTTAGCATTGTCGGATTTACCACCCAGATCGCGAATGGTCTGGATAAAATTTACTGGGCATCCCAGCGGACGGGGGCCAGCGTCCAGGGCATCAAAGCGCTGGGCTATGCCGCATCGCAAACCGGTGCCAGCGCCGAGTCGGCTATGTCCTCCCTCGAAGGGCTGGCCGGTTTCATGCGTAGCAATCCGGGCGCGGAAGGCTTCCTGAACCGTCTTGGTGTCCAGACCCGAGATGCCAGCGGAAAGATGCGTGATACTGCGGCCATCTTTACTGGCGTTGGGCAAAAGCTCAACAACATGCCGTATTACCGCGCGAAGCAATACGCGCAGATGCTTGGCATCGATGAAAACACGCTGATGGCGATGCGGCGCGGCATGAATGGCTTTACCGCCGATTACCAGTCTATGCTGCAAAAGACTGGGTTCAACGCTGATAAGGCGGCTGTGCAGTCCAATAAATTCATGACGTCCATGCGCGGGCTTACGTCGCTGTTCGGCATTATGCGGGACAAGATCGGCTCAAACCTCGCTGGTGGTCTTGCTGGTTCGCTGGACAGCCTGCGGCGGCGCATCCTCGACAACTTCCCGAAGATTGAAGAGACGCTGACCAGAGTTATTAAAGGCGTGATCTGGCTTGCGAACGCCTTCACGCGAATGGCGTGGCGGCTCATACAGGGCGCTGGCTCTGTCATTGACTGGTGGAAGCGTCTTGACGATGGCAGTAAAAATCTGCTGAAAATATTCGGTGCTCTACTTGTCGCATGGCGTCTGCTTAATTCTGCGTTCCTGAAATCCCCGATTGGAATTATCACCACGCTGATTCTGGCGATCGGATTACTCTATGACGATTATCAGACGTGGAAAGAAGGCGGTAAAAGCCTGATTGACTGGTCCAAGTGGGAGCCTGCAATAGAAAAGGCGAAAAAGGCAATTCTCTGGCTGCGCGATAAGCTTCTGGGGCTGAAAGATTCTGTTGGTGGATGGCAGAACTCGCTGGAAATTTTGGCTACTTTCATCGCTGGGGTATGGGTAACAAAAGTATTGGGAGCATTCGCAAAAATATCCGGTCTTCCGATACCTCCATGGCTTAAATTATGGGGAGCGTATGCTGGTTACCTGGTTTCAGATCGTGAAAACATAAAAGCCAGTGCTAAATCATCTTTGGACTATACCAAAAGGAACATTGGTGATGCTCTTGCTACGGTTGGCATCAAAACCGACCTTGGGCGAAAAGATGTTAGCGAGGTAAGAGAATGGCCCGCATGGATGGATTGGCTGCATGGTGGCCCAGGTAAGATTATTCGTCAGGCGCAAAGCAATGGCGTCGTTTATGGCGATAATGTTCAGCCTGACATTCCCGGGGCGGAACAGCATGTTCGTAGTAATGAAATTGCCCCGCATGAAAGAGATGAAATAAAAAACCGTCAGCAGGCTGCTAATGGTTATCTTGAAAAAATCTCAGACGGGATTGCCAAAATCGGTAATTTATTTTTCTCCCCGGCTGGAGCTGCTGAAATCTCTCCAAATATATCGGGTGACCCCTCCCAGTTTGCGCAATCAGTCAAACGTCCACAGGCCACAGCCCAGGGCAAAGTATTGCTCGACTGGATGGGGCCAATGTTCAATAAGCTGGAGTCTCTTTATCAGCTGCCTGCTGGCTTGTTGAAAAGCGTGGCGATCACTGAGTCGGGGGGTAATCAATTCGCCACGTCCGGCGCAGGTGCAAAGGGGTTGTTCCAGTTTATGGATGGCACGGCGCGCGATATGGGCCTGCGTGGTAACGATGTGTTCGATCCGGAAAAGTCAGCTCAGGCAGCCGCTAAGTACCTTAGCCAGCTGTTGCGGCAGAACGGCGGAGACCTTAGCAAAGCACTGGCATCATATAACTGGGGGATCGGGAATGTTAAGCGTTATGGCATGGGGCTAATGCCGCAGGAAACGCGTAACTACATTCCGAAAGTGATGAGCAATATGCCCACCAGCGCCCCGGTGATTCAGCAGGAAACGAATATTAACATCCACGGCGTTTCCGATCCGCGCGAGGCTGCCCGTTTGACTGTTGACCGTCAAAAGGGTGTGAACTCACAGTTAACCCAGCAACTCCCCGCAGGACCGAGATAATGGATATTTTATCAGCGATTTTTCGCCAGCAATCACGGCGAATTGGCCTGCTGATCCCCAGCGTGGTCGTTTCCGAAAAGCATTCTGATGCGCTCGAAATTACTGAGCACCCGGTGGAGAAGCCAACAACGAATAGCGCCTCGGGTTTCATCGCCGATCATGCGTATAAGCGCCCCAGCGAAGTCACAATGGAATGCGGCTTCGCTGGTGGCGGTTCGTTGCTGGACTTCATTGATACATCTTCAATCGGTCTTAGCGCTGGGCTTAGCCCAAAGGAGACATACCAAAAGCTGCTGGATATGCAGCTTGAGCGCGTACCGTTCGATGTGGTTACCGGGAAGAGGGTGTACACCAATATGCTGGTGCGTGCCATTGAGGTGACGACCGATAAAACCAGCGAGAACGTGCTGAACTGCACGCTTACCCTGCGTGAAGTGATCATGTCGCAGACATTTAAAAAGCAGGTCGCAGATAAGTCGGATATGCAGGACGGGGTTAGTACATCTGCGGTGCAGAATTCCGGGACTAAATCCACCACCCCAGTAAATGAATCGGTAATTAAGTCAACAGGGTGGTTTGATGGACTAAAAGGAACCAGTCTTGGTAACTCTATAGGTATCCAATGAATGTAACTGAAATCCCTTTATCGCCGGATAACCAGCTATTTCGCATTCAGTTAGCAGAGACAACATACACGCTGAGAGTCATTTGGCGTGATTCTGCTGGCTGGATTCTGGATGTACAAGATAGCAGTGGCGAACCGCTTCTTTCTGGCGTGCCGCTGGTAACCGGTGTAAATCTTCTTGAGCAATATCCTCAACTAGGTATTAACGGGGCGCTGCTCGTTGGCTGCGATGTAGGCGCACCGGACGAGCCCACCAAAACCAACCTCGGCATATACAGCCACCTCATTTTCGTGCAGGAGTAGAAATGTCTCTTAACTGGATGCGCCATTTTGAGCTGCAACTGTTGGACCAGAACGGGCAGGGCGTTTCCCTGTCTGATTTTAAGGTCACGTTCCAGATCGAGTGGGCAGATACACGCTGGCCGCGAGTGGCGAACGTGAAAATTTACAACCTTTCGACCGATACCACGAACAAGATACTGGGGCAGGAGTTTGCAAAAATTCGCATCATTGCCGGGTATGACGGTATTGCGCCGGATGTTGATGCGAGCCAGGTTGGTGTCGCCCGGGAGATTTCACCAGACCAGGTAGGGCAGGTGAACGGTCAGAACTACGGCCTGATATTTGACGGTGATATTCGCTTCACCGTCACCGGGAAGGACAACATCACCGATTCCTGGGTGCTGATTCAGGCCATCAGTAACCACGAAGCGTTCCTCTACGCGACTACCATCACCACGCTTGCCGCTGGTTATACCGTTGCGGACCTGCACCGGGCGACTATGCAGGATTTCAACGCGTTCGGCGTGACGCAGGGCATTACCGGTGACTTTCCTGATACCGTGTTTCCTCGTGGCCGCGCGATTTACTCATCCACCCGCAACGTGATGGATAATATTGCTGCGCAGTGTAAAGCAACATGGCAACTGGTGGATGGTCAGGTCCAGATGGTGCCTGAAGATAAATATATTCACGAAGCCATTGTGTTGAATGCCGATACTGGCCTGATCGGTATGCCGCAACAAACGATGGGCGGCGGCGTAAACGTGCGGTGCCTGATAAACCCAAACATCCGTATTAATGGTCTTATCCAGCTCGATCAGGCTTCGGTGTACCGCGTCGCGCTCGGCAATAGCGAAATCGCACAGTCGCCCGGGCGTATCACCGAAACAGAAGAGAACGGCAACCGTGTGCTGATCGGTACGACGTCACAGGCTGCCAGCATTGCGACGGATGGCGTTTATATCGTCAAAGCTATCGACTATACTGGCGACACCAGAGGTCAGGCGTGGTACATGGATTTGATGTGCTTCGCGCGTGGCAGCCGCGATTTGCAGAGTAACGCATCACTTAACCGGACGTTTTAAAAAATGAAAAAACTCATCCTGATGATTGCTTGCAGCTCTTTTGCCTTGGCGGGCGTGGCTCATGCTGATTCCCAGTGTGGGCCTTTCCACTTGGGCACGAGCCCGACAAATGATGGATGGGCACGCATTAACGGTGCGAAGCCTGAAAGTCAGAAGGTAACGTTCCTTAAGCAAAAAGAAGACTACGAGAACATTAAGATGGAATGGCGCATGGCTACTGACCAGCCTGGCCGGTGGGTAGGGCTCGAATACATCAAGCGTAACGGCAAAGCCATTCTCAACGCTCAGTGGCTGCAAGCAAACATGAACGCTCCACGTCAGTATGCTACTTACGACTGTATAAAAGTTAACTGATTACTACATCGAGGAAAAAATGATTCGAATTTTACTTATGCTAGGGATGGTGCTTACATCTTTCATTTCGAATGCAGAAGTTAAGATAAGTTATGATCAATTGACGGGTAGCCAGTCAGTGAAGGGACTGAGCGACGCCAATCTTGAGGGGTGTGAACTTCATGAAGGTTTGGCAGTGGCAAAAGGAACACAGTATTCTGACAGTGGAGCCACTATAAAATTAATAAGATTCCAGGGTGTTGGTAGTAAAGTTTTTGTCATTCCTACTGGCTTTGAAGAATTATCAAAAAATGATAACGATATAGTTAATAGCATGATTAATATTGGTGAGCCTTATTTTATTAGGTTTACAGCTTGTGGTAGTGGTGGTTTTTTAAAATTAGTTGACCTTTATAAGATAGGTTAAAATATACATGTTTTAGATAAGCCGCATACAGCGGCTTTTTTTATGGGGTTTTTATGCCAATTCCAACTCAATCACAGATCGGCGGCGAGCAGCAGACCGCCCAGGCCATTGCCGATTCAGTGTCTACCCAAATGCGCGTAGCAATGCCTGGCATCATTCAGTCGTTCGATCCTGACGCTGTAACCTGCACGGTAGAGGTAGCGCTTCGCGGTATTGTTGGCGATGGCTCTACCGAATTAAAACCGCTGGTGGATGTGCCGGTTATCTTTCCGCGCGGCGGCGGTTGCACGCTGACTTTTCCGGTAAAAGAAGGCGACGAGTGTCTCCTGATTTTTGCTGACCGTTGCATCGATTTTTGGTGGCAGAGCGGCGGCGTTCAGGAGACCGTCGACCCGCGCCAGCATGACTTATCTGATGCGTTCGCCATCGTTGGCCCGCAGTCGCAAGCACGGAAAATCAGCGGTATCAGTACCAGCGCCGCGCAGCTGCGAACCGATGATGGTGCGGCGTTTGTAGAAGTCGCCGCAGGACATAACATCACCATTAAAACACCGGGCCAGCTTACAGCTACGGCTGAAGGTGGAACGACAATCACATCCCCGACTATCACGCTGAACGGCAACGTAACGATTAATGGCAACTTGTCTCAGGGAATGGGCGAAAGCGGCGGTACTGCGACGATGCTTGGGCCGGTGACGGTAACGAATGACGTAACAGCTTCTGGTATCAGTGTCGCCACGCATAAACATGGCGGAGTACAGACTGGCGGGGGAACTACCGGAGGGCCGCAATAATGCGATACCGTCGCGAAGATACTGAAGGCGATTACACTTTCGGCCAGGGTGACGATACTTTCCTTATCGACAGTCCGGAATGTGTCGCCCAGGCCGTAAAAACCCGCTTCGAGCTGTGGCGCGGTCAGTGGTTTCTCGATCTGACGGAAGGCACGCCGTATGTTCAGTCGGTGCTTGGGAAGCAGCGATCAGATGTCTACATCCTGGCTATACGCGAACGCATACAGGATACACCGGGCGTTCTGTCGATTCTTTCCTTCGATACCAATTATGACGGCACCAGCCGTCGCGTCACCTTCACTTCCTCCATTGACACAATCTACGGCCAGACGACTGTAACAAGCGAGGCATAAATGGCTTTGAACCTCGACACGCTGGGGCTATCGGCAACGGTAACCGCCCAGGGGATTAGTGCGCCTGATTACCAGACAATCCTAGATACACTGACCAGCTATTTCAGGCAGATTTACGGTAGTGATGCCTACCTCGAACCAGACAGCAAAGACGGGCAGATGGTCGCGCTGGTGGCTCTTGCCGTGCATGACGCTAACAACACCGCTATCGAGATTTACAACTCGTTTTCACCGATGACAGCGCAGGCCGCAGCGCTTAGCAGCAATGTGAAAATTAACGGGATCACGCGAAAAGTAGCGACAAACTCTACTGCTGACCTTCTGTTAACCGGTACGGCAGGCACGACTATCACGAATGGCTCCGCACGGGATAAAAACGGCATTATCTGGAATTTTCCCGCAAGTGTAGCGATCGGCGTTGATGGTACTGTGCTGGTGACGGCCACATGTGCGAATAGCGGTTCGGTTGCGGCGATGGCCGGGACTATCACCACCATTAACACACCGACTCGCGGATGGGTATCAGTCACCAACCCAGCAGCGGCTACGGTTGGTTCTCCGGCCGAGACAGACGCGGAGCTTCGCATCCGGCAGGGCCAGAGCGTCGCGCTACCGTCAATCACCCCGTTTGAAGGTGTCGACGGTGCTATTGCTAATGTTAATGGCGTGACACGTCACAAACTGTACGAGAATGACACTGGCTCGACAGATAGCAACGGGCTGCCGCCTCATTCCATTTCTGCGATTGTTGACGGCGGTGATGTGACAGAAATCGCCCAGACTATCAGGGGCAATAAAGGGCAGGGAACAGCAACTTACGGGAAAACTTCTGTCACGGTGCCAGATACTTACGGTAATCCCCACGTCATTAACTTTTCGCGCTCGACCGACGTACCGATTTTCGTAGCCATTACCCTGAAAGTTTTTACCTGGTATACCTCTCAAATCGGCGAGCAGATCAAACAGGCTGTTGCCGATTATATTAATGGCCTGACAATTGGCGACGACGTGCTGCTGAGCCGTATTTATTCCCCGGCAAACCTTGGCGTGGTGAGCGGCGGAAATGCCCGCTATTACGATATTACCGACCTGCTGATCGGTAAGTCATCAGGCAGCGTATCGGCATCAAACATTGATATTGCCTATGATGCTTCGGCGTCCTGTAGCACCGCGAATATCAGTATCACGGTGACCTCATGAGCAAATACACCGAACTGATCACTAACTACCACGCTACCAAGCCACTCTTTTTTGACCATATAGATCTGAGCACCCGCCCGCTGATTGATGTGTCCAGCACTATGTCAGGGCTTATAACAGCCTTCGATATCGATACTGCTGTCGGTGTACAGCTCGACATCCTCGGTCTGTGGATCGGACGCAGTCGCATAGTCAGCCAGCCAATTAGCGGAGTTTATTTCAGCTGGGACACTGACGGGCTTGGGTATGACCAGGGCATCTGGCAAGGGCCATATGATCCTGATTCTGGCTATACGACGCTAAGCGATGAGACGTACCGCATCATTCTGAAAGCGAAAATCGCTATCAACAACTGGGACGGTCGGAACGACTCTCTGCCTCCCATCCTTGACGCTGCTACCGCAGGCTCAGGCCTGAGGATGCAGATCGTCGACAACCAGGACATGACGATTTCGGTCTGGGTTTTCCCTGAAACTGATATTTCTGATGTGTCTCTCGAACTGATCGCCGCTATCAAACAGGGCTATCTCACCGTTAAAGCAGCTGGCGTATGGGCCGGTGATGTTGAAACGCCTTCGGTAGAAGCACCATCCGAGGGCTCTAAATTCTTTGGGTTTGATATGGATAACGAATACATCGGCGGGTTCGATGTTGGAGCATGGGGGACAATACTCTAATGGCAATAAACAACTTTAAACCTTTCGCGCTTGATCCGAACGCTAACGTCACCTCACAAGCTGACTGGGAAGCACTTCCGGCTCTGCTTTCAGGGTTTACGGCAGGTAAAGCATCCAGCGCACAGGTCAACAAAGCTATTCGGCAAGCCAGCTTTATTGCGGCAGCACTGGCACAGTACACGGCCAACAAAAGTGGGCTGGACGTTCTTGATGATGGTGATCTGAACGGGTTTATCTCCAAAATGAGGACCGCTTTTGGGAAAGATTTCCAGGCGCTTGATGCCACGCTGACGGCATTGGCTGGTCTAGCAACTGGTGCAAATAAACTCCCGTATTTCACTGGAACTGATAAAGCAGCTCAGACTGATTTAACTTCTGTTGGCCGTGACATTATTGGGAAAAATACTATTGCTGACATTCTCACATACCTTGGTTTGGGAAATGGCTCCGGGATGCTTATACGGTGTCAGGTGTTTAAAAGCTCAGGTACATACACTCCGACAAAAGGCACAAGATTTATTATTGTTGAAATTGTTGGTGGTGGTGGGGCCGGTGGTGGT